CTATTTCGATTTCCGACTTGCGCTTATAGCTGCTTGCAACGCGGCGTCAACCTGTGCCGCTGCATCTGCCTGCATTCCCGGCATCACATGCGAGTAAAGATCGAGTGTGATCCCGATCGTTGAATGCCCCAGGCGCTCGCTCGCCACCTTTGGATGGACGCCAGCAGAAAGCATCTGTGATGCGTGGGTGTGGCGAAGGTCATGGAAGCGGATCCGCGGAAGGCCCGTCCTTGCGAGCAGCCTTGTCCATTCATGGGTGAGCGATACCGGCTTGAGCGGCCGGCCATCAGCTTGCGCCACAACGAACGACTCCTCGTCAGGCCGTAGCCCTATCCTCAGTTGCTCCTCAGCCTGCGCGAGCCTGTGCCGCTTGAGTTCCTCCAGAACGGTCACAGACATGGCTACGTTGCGCGTCTTGCCGGATTTGGTCTCCTTGTAACGGACTTCGGTCCCGACCTGCTCGGCGCTCTCCCTGACCGAAATGGAGCCGTTTGCGAAATCAACGTCTTTCCATCGGAGCGCCAGGATCTCCCCTCGCCTCATCCCGCACATAACCGCCAGCATCACCGGCATGAACATACGCGTAGGACGGAAGGCCTCAAGTAGCTCGGCGGTCTGAGCGACGTCATAGGCCAGCATCTTTGTCCGCTCGACCTTCGGCGGCGTGGTGGCGGCCGCGGGGTTCTTGGATAGTCGGTCCCATGTCACAGCCTGCCCGAGAGCCTTGATCAGCACACGGCGCATATGGTGGACGGTCCGAGGCGCCAAGCCTCCCCCTGCCCTTCTGCGGCCCTCTGTCAGCGCCTTTGCGAAGGCCGCATCAATCTTGTCCGTCTTCAGCTTGGCGAGCGCGACATCACCGATCAGCGGCCCCAGGTTCTTCTCGCAGATCTCAGCATACCGTTGATGCGTCTTCGGCGTGACAGTCGGACGTACAAAGGCCATCCACTCCCTCAAGAACTCCCCGACGGTCTGCTTGGTCGGCTCAACGTATGCCCCTGAGGAAATCTCCGTGATCAGGCGTGCGCACTCGGCCTGAGCCTGGCGCTTCGTGCCGGCGAAGGAATGCCACTTGCGCTTCTTCTTGCCGGTAATTGGGTCGGGCTCGCCCACGTCCAGGACGATAGCCCACTTGCCCGGAGATCGTTCGCGGATATGGCCCTTCATTTTCGCACCTCCTTTATTTTTTGGGCTGCCTCAATGAGAGGTTGGTACTGGGAAAGGCGATGCTGTGCGGTTTTCATCGCGTCTTCGAAACTTGATCCCTCACGCATTCCGTTGAGAAGATCTCCGAGCAAGCCAGCCCGAAGCGAGAGGTCCAACATGTCTCCAATGTTGGACAAAAGCCATTGCTCTCCCCCTGCAGTTCCGAACTCCACGTCGGTGTCGCGCTCGTTTGATTTCTTGATGTAGGCTAGGGCTGCGTCCCCCAGTTTATCGATCAGAGGCTCGGTCTGCAGTGCGATGTAACAAAGCCGTCTTACCGCTTCTGACTTCGATCTGATCCGATTCTTCCAAGCCCACGCATCGATTGCCTCCATCTCGGACGGCGACATAAACATATTGAATCGCTCAGTTTTTTGCTCTTCGGGGCCGGTGCTTTTCGTCATATCCTATCCTCAATTCTCACAACATACGTAACTTGCGCACAAATTTGTTGCAAGTGTCTTGGAGTGCGTTACACATATTGCGCAACCTACGTATATTCACTGGAGCACGGTTGATGACTCTCGACGAAGCCCTTGCCCGCCCGACAATCTCAGTCGTGGATGCTGGCCGCCTATTTTTCGGCATCAGCCGAAACTCCGCATATGCCGCTGCTAAGCGTGGTGATTTCGAAACCATTGAGATCGGTGGACGTCTGATGGTGCCGGTAGCCCCGTTAGCCGCAAAGCTCGGCCTCAAGGCCAGCATTGGAAGCGCATAAAGTGCGAGCGTTGACGAAAAACCTATCATCAAAGAGGCTAATATGACTATTCAGACCACATCTACCACCCTCTCCACGGGCATCGAAAATGCTATCCGCTCTTGGGCCGACGTGACAGCAGAAATCGAGCGCGTTGCCGAGTTCGAGGAACCGTCGGAACTGCTCTATCGAGAGCGCGACGGGATCATCGACCGGCTTCAGGAAGCCCAGCCTCAGAGCTTTGCAGATCTCGCGGCAATGGTTGCGGTGCTGCTAAGCGATGGCGAGGGGCTGACAGATCAGGCTCCCGAGATCCTCAGAGACCATGCTCAGCGGCTGCTCGGTCTGCCGGACATGCTCGGCCTGCAGGCCATAGGAGCAGCCTGATGGCCCGGGCCCGCGACTTCACGAAAGCCCGGGCGGCGGATCGCGCCGCTCGCCAGGGCACCGACAGCGTTGTCGACTTCGGCCTTCCGGGCGGCCTGACGCCGCCCCGGAAGCGCCCCTCGAAAGCCGACCAGCGCGCCGAGGCGGCCGCCGCAGTGGCGCAGGTCACGCGGCTCGTTCATTGCCAGTGCGGGCACAAAGCTGCGGTGACGATACCGACGTCGTGGCGCGGCCGTAGCCTGAAATGCTCACGCTGCGGCGAGAGGTGCCAGGCATGAGCACCTGGGAATGGTACCGGACGTTTTTCGAGGATGGCAGATCGGAGGCAGAGCTTGCGCTCGATTACGCTACGTTGGGATTTCTACGCGAACTCCGCGACACGATGATCGAGCGTATGCTGCCGGTGAATGAAGATGCTCTGAAGCGCATGACGCGGCAGCGCGGGATCAACAAGCGGACTCTTGAAAAGATGGTTTCCACGCTTGTTGAAGCGGACCTGATCTATGTCACCGACAGTGGTTTTTGGTGCGACGTCGCGGAGCGTGAGACCCAGCACCGAGAAGAGAAATCGAGAAACATTTCCAAAAGAAATGGAAATGTTTCTCGAAAGCGGTGGGGAAAAAATCAGCAAAATCAATGCAAATCGATCCCAGAAAAAGAAGGGGAGATTAGAGAGGGTAAGACCCCTTCAGGGTCTTACCCGTCATCTAATAATACAGATAATAATATATCCTACGCACGCGTGCGCGCTCTTGAGGAGCGCTCCGGCTCGGATGCTTCTTATGATCCGTACTCAGATTTTGATCCCGTTCCTCTCGAAGGATGGGATCCAGGTGAGCCGCCGGAAAGGGAGGCGCCTACCCTAAAGGTAGCGCAACCTAATGGCTCAACCGTGGATGACACCCAACAACGCAATGTGGGTTCGTCGCCTCAGCGCCGGCATAAGCAACGTGTTGAAAAAGCAATGCGCGATGCAAGTTTCGACCCGGCGATTGCGCCGGCTCTCCTAACTAGCCTTGAGGCCATGCCTTTAGGCACCGACTTCAGTAAAGACATCGTTAAAGCTGCCATTGACAACATTAACAGGGGGCGTCGAAATGAAAGATCAACAGCTTGACATTTTCGAACACGCGGCGGCCATGGACGCTTCCCATGGAGAATCCAACATCATCGACGCTCGATTGACTTTCGAGGTCCTGATGATCAGGGCGATATCCGGCCGCGTCGTGGGTATACCTTCAATCCGGAAGGCGGGCATTCTGATTGTTCTGGACGATGTCAGACGCCTCGGCCCTGGGCCGGGAACGCGTGGAAAGGCTGCCTGACATGTCTTGCCGGACACTCAGCCGGACATTTCTCGTCAAAGACCGGACATTGCCGGACATTGCCGGACATTTCGTGTCCGGGGCAAAAACGAAACCTACGAACGAGGCAGGCTATGGATAGCGATGACGAAAACAGGCTGCGGGCGAAATGGGGCCTGATACCGGAGGCGAAAGAGCGGCCGATGTTGCCGACGAACAAGCCGTTCAAAGGCCCTCCGATCCGGATTAAAGTCCAGAGGCGTGACATCGGCCCAGACGGTTTTGCGCGTCGGTACATTTTGATTCCAGTGGACCGAGACGGTAAAGACGGCGAGCCTCAGGAATACCTTCCCGACGAGGCAAAGCGTAAGTGCGAGGAATATGCGCGATATCATATTCCGCTGGTTGTTTCTCGGGGAGGAAAATTTGAGCGGTAGCCCCCAACTGTCTCGCCCCGCTGGCAACGATTCTCGCATCATTTGGACCCTTCCCGCAATCGGTCAGCGGATCGGCGTGAGCGCGGACTTTGTCCGCGACACGCTACTCCAGATCGAAAACACTCCAGTCCGCCAGCTCGGCGGACGCTACTACTGCTTCGAAGACGAGCTGATGATGTTCATGCGGCGGCATCGATAGCGAACGACACCCGACAGCCTGCACTCTCCAAGCACAAACCCTTTTCAGCCATGATTTGCCAGATTTAACCGTTAACGCTGAGAGCCCGACATCCGCCATACCATGACACATGAAGCTGCCATGGCCTTTCCCCCGAACTGAAACGAAATCGCTCGGCAACCCCGCCGACGAGGAAATCGCGATCCTGACGGGCGCACCATCCGGCGCCGGAACGATTTCCGCTGCACAGGCGCTTAGCGTCCCTGCGGTGCAATCGGCCGTTCGTCTTGTCGCGGAAGCGGCTGCCAGCCTTGACATCCGTGTGGAGCGGAAAGTTGACGGCGCTTGGACCGTGGACAGCCTCCATCCCGTTGCCGTTCTCTTGGCTGGCCAGCCGAACGATTGGACTTCCACGTTCGAGCTGATCCGAGATCTCGTTGCAACCGCGCTCTGCCACGACAAGGGCGCGCTGGCCTTCGTCAACCGCGTCGGCGGAGAGGTTCGCGAAATCGTTCGGTACGATACGGCGCATTTCCAGGTGGATTACTCGGGCGACGGCCGGCAGGAGCCAAGTTTCCGGATCAACAACGAGCTGCAGAAACCCAGCGACGTCATCTTCATCAGGAGCCCATTTTCGAAGTGCCCTCTCTCGCTCGCTGCCGACGCTATCGGTGCCGCCAAGGCAATGGAGCAACACGCTCGAAACCTTTTTGAACGAGGAGCGAGGCCGGGCGGCGTTATCGAGTCTCCGAAGCCGTTGGGCAAGGAAACATTCTCGCGAATGAAGGCAGCCTGGCGCGCCGCGCACGAAGGCGCGGACAGTGCGGGGCGCACGGCATTTCTGTTCGACGGAGCCACGTTCAAGCAGCTAGCCTTGAACTCCACCGACGCGCAATTTCTGGAGAACCGAAAATTCCAGATCCTCGAAATTTGCCGCGCGTTCCGTGTTCCTCCGTCGATGATCTACGAACTAGGACGCGCCACTTGGGCGAATGGGGAGCAGCAGGGTCAGGAGTTTCTGAGCTACTCCCTTGAGCCGTGGCTGCTTAGCCTTGAAGCGGCGATGCGTTGGGCGCTTTTTCTTCCGGAGGAGCGAGGAATCTATCGGATACGCTTCGACCGTGACGACCTCACACGCGCCGATCTCGGCGCTCGCGCGACCGCTATTTCCAGCCTGATCGCCGCGAAGGTCATGAACCCTAACGAGGGCCGCGACTGGCTCGACCTCCCCCCGTATCCCGGAGGCGAAGAGTTCGCCAACCCGCACATCAATCCGTCGTCGTCGACTAGGGAGCCGCAGTGATGGACCGCCTCTTCTTCGAGACCAAACTGGCGGCATCGGATGCCGGAGAGATTTCCGGCGTTGCTTGGCCCTTCGGCAAACCCGATCGGATCGGCGACGTGATCGAGAAAGGCGCGTTCAAGAACGTGTCGCTCCCATTGCCGATGCTCTTCGGCCACGACCTCAACGACCCAATCGGGACTTGGACCTCTGCTGTCGAAGACGCCGATGGCTTCAAGGTTTCCGGGAACCTCTTGGTGGGCCAGGTGAAGCGCGCCGATGAGATTTTCGCCCTCGTTAAGTCCGGCGCCGTGCGCGGGCTGAGTGTCGGATTTCGTTCGAAGAAAGCGGCGCCGCGAAAGGGCGGCGGCCGCACAATATCCGACCTTGAGCTTCTCGAGGTGAGCCTCGTCACAATCGGCATGAATCCCGGCGCCCGGGTTACCAGCGCGAAATCATCGGTCTTGGCACTGCGCCTTGCCGAATCCCTCAACCGCGCCGCTTCGGCGCTCGCAAAAGGCTGAACCATGCGACATATCGCGAAGCATGCACTCGCCGGCGCCTCCCTGATCGTCCTGAAGGGCGAAGAGGATGACCCGGTCAACGTCGTCACCAAGGCGCTCGACGAGCTCTCCAAGACCGTGGACGAGCGGCTGAAGGCAGTCGAAGGCAAGTCCATCGATCCGAAGCTCGACGAGCGTATCAAGGCGCTCGAAACCAAGGCGAACCGTCCTTCTGCCGGCGATGGCAAGACTGACAAGGAGGCTGACGAAGCCGAGCGCAAGTCCTTCGGCACGTATCTCCGCTACGGCAACGCCGCTCCCGCCGACGAGTTGAAGACCCTCACGGTCTCCAGCGATACGCAGGGCGGCTATCTCGCCCCGAAGGAGATGGCAACGGAGTTTGTCCGCGATCTGACCCTGATATCGCCCGTGCGCGCTATCGCCTCTGTCCGAACGACCTCGTCGCCTTCTATCGCCTATCCCAAGCGCACCGGTATCACGAATGCGAAGTGGAAGGGCGAAGGCCAGGCGCAGGAAGGCTCGGAGCCGTCGTTCGGCCAGGTCGAGATCCCGATCCGGGAAGTCAACACTTTCGTCGATATCTCCAACCAGCTTCTGGCCGACTCCGCTGGCGAGGCTGAAGCGGAAGTCCGCATGGCACTGGCCGAAGATTTCGGCGCCAAGGAGGGAGCAGCCTTCGTCAAAGGCGATGGCGTGCTGCAGCCGGAAGGGTTCATGACAACCAGCGGCATTGGCTCCGTGGCCAACGGACACGCGACCAATCTTTCCGCTGATGCCCTGATCGGCATGATGTACGCGCTCCCGGCGCAGTATCGGTCCGCTGGCACCTGGGCCATGAACGGCACCACGCTCGGAGTCATCCGCAAGCTCAAGGACGGGCAGAGCAACTACCTGTGGCAGCCGTCCTACCAGGCGGGCCAGCCCGAGACCATCCTCGGCCGTCCTGTCGTGGAAATGCCCGATATGCCGGATGTCGCCTCTGATGCTTTCCCGATCATCTTCGGCGATTTCAGCGGCTACCGGATCGTCGACCGCCTCTCGCTTTCCATCCTGGTCAACCCGTACCTCCTGGCCACAAACGGCCTTACGCGCATTCACGCTACCCGGCGCGTTGGCGGCGGCGTGATCCAGCCGGCCAAGTTCAAGCGCCTCAAGATGGCCACCAGCTAAGGAGGGACACCCATGCGAGATCTCGTTCGGAATATTGGCGCCATCTTGGCGCTCTCTCCCGCAGTCCTGGCCGCCACCTCCAAGGGCAACGCAATCGACCGGAAAGGCTTCGAGAGCGTGACCTTCGTAATCAGCACGGGCGCTATCGTCGGATCGGGCAATTTCACGGTTACGGTTCAGGAATCCGACACCACGACCGATGGTGATTTCACCGACGCAGCTGCCGGCGACGTGATCGGCTCCAACTTGGTGAACCCGCTGTCGGCGGATGCCGCATTCAAGATCGGCTACCGCGGACACAAGCGCTACTCTCGAGTCGTGCTCACAAAGAACAGCGGCACCTCGATTGCTGCCGGCGCGGTGGCCATTCTCGGCCACGCAAACAGCCGACCGGTGGCGTGATGCTTGAGATCGTCTCGCCCTCTTTGTCGCGCAACCTCGCGAGCTATGGCGCCGTGTCAGCAGATCTTGGTGTTTCCTATCCAGAGGAAATGCAGACCATTGAGATGCTCATTGCGCAGGCCAGTGCAGCAATCGAGACATGGTGCGGGCGTCGGTTCGCCGAAGAGACCTACCGCGAGACGATCCGCATTGAACGATCCACCGAATGCGTCGTCGTCTCCTGCTTCCCGGTCACAGAGGTGCGGTCGGTCTCCCTTAATGGGCGAGCGATCAGCATCTCAGACCTGGAGCAAGGAGATGGCGGCGCGCTCTTTCTTACTCGGAGCGGCGTCCGGACGCTCTGGGAGGCTGGCCGCGCGGTGATCCAGTACAAGGCTGGCTTCACCTTGCCCGACACGAGTGGATGCACCTTGCCGCAGGATATCACGCGCGCGGCCACGCTCCTTGTAAAGCAGGCCTACTTCGCCCGCAGGCGAGACCCCTCAATCCGAAGTGAGGAATCATCCGGTGTTGGAGCAACGAGCTACGGCCTCAATGGACTGGGCAACGGGAATGATCTACCTCCCGAAGTGCAGGGCCTGCTGGCGCGCTACCGCGACAGCGTGGGGTTCTGACATGCACCCAGAGCGCTCCAAGCTTGACCGCATGCTGACTTCGAAGGGCGAAGACGTTGTCTTCATCAGGAAGGGCAAGAACGGTCAACCTGACGCAACTGTGACCGCACGCGCCTCCGTGCGCGGCCTGGATCCAGAAGTCCTTATCGGCACGGTCACACAGCAGCAATGCAAGATCATCGCTTCCGTCTCGCCCATCTTGGAGGCCAACCCGGCGCAGTGGCCCGGTCCGAACGGAGGCGGCTTGTGGCCGAGAGCGAACGACTTCGTCGTCGTTCAGGGCAAGCAGCGCCAGATCCTTGCGGCGGTACCTATCTTCGTTGACGGCAAGCCTGTTCGCCTCGAGTTGCGAGCGGGAGGCTGACGATGTCGACCAAAGCAGCCCGCATCTGCGCATGTGGCCGAAGGGTTCAGGCCGGCGCGCGTTGCCAGTGCCGGCATGCTGCCGAGAAGCAGCGCCCGGGCGCCCGGCAGCGAGGCTACGACAGCGCCTGGCAGCAAGAGGCTGCAGCCTTCCTCGTCTCTCACCCGACATGCACTTGCGGCAAGCCGGCGGTTCTCGTGAGGCATCGGGTCAGCATCCGCAAGCGTCCGGATCTCCGCATGGACAAGAGCAACTGGCTGCCCGGTTGCCGGTCCTGCAATGCCAAGGACCTGCACCACGAGAGGACGGGGGGTGGTCGTGAATTTTCGGAGGCAAGGGGTGGGACCGCTGGGGTCAGCAACGCGGGAAATTCTCGATTTGGCCCTTCTTTTGAAAAGGGCACCCGATGAAAGGGCGCAAAGCTGATCTTCGATCCATCGATGGCGGCATGAAAGGCGTTCCCCGAATGCCCGCTTCCGTTCCCGCAGACATGCGCCCTGAGTGGAATTCCGTGGCTTCTGACATGGTCAAGCGCGAGATCCTCACAGAATCCATGGTGGGCGTCCTGGCGACGTACATGATTGCCCTCTGGACCGTGCGGCAAGCGCAGCAGGCGATTGCCGAGCATGGCCTACTGACCGCAACTGCCCACGGAAACCTGAAGCCCAATCCGGCCTCAGGGATCCTCTCCAAGGCACTCGAGCAGGTTTCGCGACTATCCGCCGAGCTGGGGCTCACCCCAGCCGCCCGCTCAAAGCAGGGCTTCAACCGACGAGGAGACCCGAATGATGATGGCGCGCCGCCCGGACTGGATCTTTGACGGAAGTGAAATCGAGGACACGTTCGGCGATGGCGAACGTGCTGTCGACTTCATACGACGCCTCAAGCATCCAAAGTCTCCACACCTGAACAAGGAGTTTGATCTGCCATTCTTCTGGGAGCGAATTATTCGCCGCATCTATGGCCCCCGCCACCCCGACGGCAGGCGAAAGGTTCGAACGGTGTTCTGCCTGCTTCCTCGCGGGGCGCGCAAGACCACGATGGGCGCGGCCCTGTCGTTGCTCCATACGTTCGGCCACGAGCGCACGCCAGCCGGACAGGCGATGGTAGGCGCGAGCGCGGAAGAGCAGGCCAAGATTGCCTTCGACGAGGCGCTAGCCATTGCCGAGGCCACGCCATGGCTAGACAAGGTCGCGCGGCCGACAGCCTCGGAGCTGCTCATAGAGCATCCGAAATCGAAAGCGACATTCCGCGCGCTGTCGTCGGACGGCAAGGCTAAGCTCGGTACGACGCCGTCTTTCGTACTGGCTGATGAACTGATCGTCTGGCGCAACAGAGAGCTATGGAAGGCGTTGAGAACGGGTCTCGCGAAGACTCCCGGCACGCTGATGGTCATCATCACGCAAGCCGGGCGCGGTCAGGACAATCTGGCCTTTGAGGTCTTGGAGTATGCGCGCAAGGTCGCCGACGGCGAAGTCAAAGATCCCGGTTTCCTCCCGGTTCTTTTCGAGGCGGACCAGCATGCGGATTGGCGCGACGAGGACCTCTGGCATTTCGTCAATCCCGGCCTCTCTGAGGGGTTCCCTGATCTGGAAGGTCTCCGCCAGTTCGCGCGGGAGGCCGAAGAGCGGCCTTCGGAGCGCGATGACTTCCGTCAGTACCATCTGAATGTTTGGCTCGACTATAGCGCTTCGCCGTTCGTGGAGATGGCGGTCTATGACGAAGGCGCCGACCACGTAAATCTCGACGATCTTCGGGGTGAGCCTTGCTGGATTGCCGTGGACATGGGCTTGACCACCGACTTGACTGCCGTCGTCGCCTGCTGGCGAGACGGCGACGACGGATTCCAGGTCTATGCTTGGTTCTTCGTGCCAGCGGACAATCTCCGCGGCCGGGCCGAACGCGACGGAGTTCCCTATCCGCTTTGGGCGCAGCAGGGCTTCATCATCCCGACCCCCGGGAACGTGACCGACTATCGTGTCGTCACTGACCACATCCGAGGGCTATGCGACCAGTTCGATGTTCAGGAGATCGCCTTCGACCCGGCCTATGCTCAGGCGGTAATGGGCCCACTCACCGATGACGGGTTCCCTACCGCGACGATGCGGCAGGGCTGGGTGACTATGGGGCCTGCAATCAAGGAGCTCGAGCGCGCTATCCTTGGGCGCTCGTTTCGTCATGGAGGAAACCCAGTACTTCGGTGGAATTTCAGCAATGTTGTCGTCGAGAATGACAAAGCTGGGAACAAATCTTTCCACAAGGGGAAATCGAAAGATCGCATCGACGGCGCCGTCGCAACGGCGATGGCCGTTGCGCGGTGCGCTGCGGCCGATGTCGGCCGATCTGCATATGCAAGTGATGACTTCAGCGAAGAAATGGGGTGGTTCTGATGCTCCAGATCGTATGCACTGAAGGAGGCATAAGTGGCGAAAAAATCCCGTTTCCTGGGGCACTGCTAAAGCAGGCCGGGCGGATATCGGTGGCCAACACAAGGCTGAAGGCGGAAGGGACCCCTCTGAAGGCGCTTACCCGTAAGATGGGGGACGAATTATTCAGGCGGCATGTGAAAGAGGCCTCGATCATTCTTGGCGCTGGTACGTTCAGCAAGTTTGAGCATGAAGGCGCTTGCAGGTCAGGGCTTCGCTCAGCCCTGTGCTCTGATGGTTGGGGTTGGTCAGACGCGGATATCATTGCGGCGGGGATTACTGCTGCGGCCCTAAAGGCCATCGGAGCAGTTCGGCCGACCTGGCAGGAGGGCCAACCAGAATATGCGCTAGACGGAATAAAGGTTGTCGAGCGGGTGTTCTGCAAGGGATGCGGCGTCAAGATCCCCGAGCAAGATTCTGAAAGACCCAGGGACTATTGCGAACCCAGATGTGTGCAGGCCCATCATGGCCGGATGGCTGCAATATTCGGGCGGCAGCGCACCAGAATGGAGCTCATTGCGGCCTGGGTAGCGAAGCGGGAGAATTTTTCACCGAGCGAAAGCACCTGCGAGCGATGCGGGAAAATGTTCCCGGTGAAAAACAGCTACCGCGAGCGGAAATACTGCTCCAGCGAATACCGCAGTGCCGTCATGAAAAACCCTCGGAAGCCTATTGCTCCCATCCCATGCCCGCAGTGCCAGGTTTCGTTCTTGCCAAAGACGAAGGCGGTGAAGTTTTGCAGCCGAACTTGCGTAGCTCAGTCCTACGTTGCGGCGGCGCGGCGCGCCCCTAAGGAATGCCGGCACTGCAGCAAGACCTTCCAACCGTCAGTTAAGGACGAGAGCTTTTGCTCGAGAGATTGTCGCTTCCGGGCGAACCGCAAATCAATGGTCGACAAGCCATGCCTCAGCTGCGGGGCGATCTTCACTGCGAGATCGGAAGCGTACAAATTCTGCTCCAAGCCCTGCTACCACGACCATAAGGCTTCGCAGAAGGCGGTCATCTCCTGCCCGACGTGCAAGACACAATTCAGACGCGGCGTCAAAAGTGGTCGAAAGACGTACTGCTCTGATCGATGCAGACCTATTGGGAAGATCTCCGCTTCGAACCTGCGGTGTTCTGAGGTGCGGAGCTAATGGGCAACAGCGCGCTCCAGCGTAAAGAGAAGATTTCCATCAGGGCGAAGCCCTGCAGGGGAAACCGCGCGTCGATCACCTATCCGAACATCAGAAAAGCCCGACGTGAGCCTGAAAGGAGGCCATGATGGAAATACGTGAAATTATGCAGCAGGAGGCGAATTCTGTGGCAAACATGGTGATTGAAAGCGGCGTTCTAGCTGCTGATGGCACCGCCGCAATAAATGTCCGCCAGAGCATCGAACAAACGCTTCAGGCCCACTGTTTCAAGCTCTGGGTCGCTCTTCTCGAGATCGGCATAGCGGGCGAAGATGCCGCTCGTCTCTGCGGGTTCTTCTGGTTCGTATTTGACCAGACGATTGCAGCGTGGATTGAGCGCTGCTCTTCCATCGGCCCAATGAACTGAGGAGGCAGCCATGGTCACAGAAGTCCGATCCCTGCGCGTCGATGCGCAGCTCAACGACCAGTACACCGCAGCCGCGAAGAAGTCGAGATGCGCCGGCGCCAGCAGGCGTTAGACGCTCAGCTTGCCGGCGTGAGTGCCCGCACGCCTGCCGAGCGCGCCTCGGCGGCTCGCGCGGCTGAAGCCGCCCAGTACAACGAGCAGGAGAGCCCCGCGGCCCGGCGTTTCCGTATTGAGCAGGCGGGCGTAATCGCGCTTGCCCAGGCTGAGCACCAGCTCACGGAAACTCGGCGGGAGCGGGCACGGGGCCTCGAGGCGGATCTTGAGCGTCAGCAGTTTGAGATGACGCTCATTGGCAAGACGAGCACTGAGGTCGAAAGTCTTCGCAAGCAGTACGAACTGATTGCGAACCTGAAGGCCGACGCTGCCAAGTCTGGCCTTGCGGTGGACGAGCAGGAAATCGACCTGATCAAGCGGAAGACGGAAGAGTATGGCCGGCTCGCCGAACAGATGGGGCTTGCTAAAATGCAGTTCGATCTGGGGCGCCAGCTCTCGGACTCGGGCCTCTCGAATATCGACAAGCGAACAGTGCAGACCCTGCGGCAATACGGCCAGCCCGAAGACCTTGGCAGCCAGCAGGCATCGGACATCCGCAACATCTACCGGCAGATGGACGCACAGGAAGCCGCCAAAGGCTTCCTGACGTCGTTTCAAGCGGAGCTCGTCGCTAGCGGCGGTGATGTCGGTGACGCTTTCTCGAAGGCGCTCAAGAGCTCGATGGGCAACCTCCTCGCCAAAATGCTCGACGAGTCTCTCACAAATCTCGGGAATGCCCTCGTCGGGGCTCTGTTCAAAGGGGCCGGAGGTTCTGGCAAAGGTGGGGGTTCTGTCGGATCGGCTGGCATGGACGCTGTCTCCCGGCAATTCAATGGCGCTGCACCTGTCACCCCCGTCGAGCGCGCGCCGCTCGGGGACATGACTGTCTATGCCAAGGCGATCCAGTCGATTGAAAGCGGCGGGAACTACGGTGCTCTTGGCCCGATCACAAAGAATGGTGATCGCGCCTACGGGGCCTTCCAGGTCATGGGCAACAACATCGGCCCGTGGTCAAAAGAGGCGCTTGGCCGGTCTATCTCGGCGAAGGAGTTCCTTGCGAACCCTGCGCTGCAGGACAAGATCTTCCAGCACCGTTTCGGCGGGTACGTCGACAAGTTTGGGCCGTCAGGAGCGGCACAAGCATGGTTCGGCGGTCCAGGTTCCGTCGGGAAGGGCGGCGCTTGGACGGATGTCCTCGGCACGTCCGGGAACGCCTACGTCGAGAAGTTTAACGACTCCCTGAAGTCTGCCTCGACGAACCTTGCGGGGTTCGGGAGCGGGTTAGGCAAAATCGGGCAGTCCCTTGGCGGTGCATTCCCGGCAGCTCCGCCTGCCGGCGGAGGTGGGGGCGGCTTGTTGTCTTGGCTTGGCGGGCTTTTCGGAGGCGGGGCAAACCCGTTCTCGGTGTCTCCTCAGGCAAAGAGCCTGTTCTCCATCGCGGGAACCGGGGTCGGGCTTTTCGCAGATGGCACGCCGTCGGCTCCCGGCGGCTTGGCAGTTGTCGGCGAGCGGGGCAGGGAGTTGGTCAATCTCCCTCGAGGCGCTCAGGTCATCCCGAGCCATCAAACCGAAAGCCTGCTTGCGCGCGGAGCTGCAGGCCAGGCCAACCAGAATGCAAGGCCGACCATGTTGCAGGTCGTCATCCAGGGTGCGTCCGGCGATGACCACGTCCGGTCGCTGGTAAACGAGGGGGTGCAGACCGCTCTGCATACCCACAACGAACAGCAAAGGCGTGGTGGCTTCAGCCAGGTGCAGACCCGCTTCAGCAGCCAGAAAGGCTGATCCACGATGGCTATTATCCTGACACAAGCACAAGCCTTCGAGTTGCGTAACTGGTCTTGGTATACCGGCGATCGGTCCCGCATCATCGAGCCAAGGCTGATGACTGACGGCAGGTATGCCGTTCCGGAGAGCCTTCTCAACGAGCCTACCCTTGCGCCTAAGCGGTCTGTCCTCATCGCTGGAACGATTGCCGATCTCTCCAGCAGCGATTTCGTGGCCGACACGCGCGCTGGTATCATCGTCGATGGAAAGACGATGTTTCTACAGATCGACCGGGTACCCTGGGCGTTCACTGTGGTCGCGCCGAATGTCCACCGCTTTGAGTTGAGGCAAGGCGACCAAGGGGGCGTTGAAGCCAGCCCACATAGGTTGCATCGATGCGAGATAGTTGCCATGGACGTCCCCGCAAAGGGGACGGAGCTGTGGCAGGCCTACTCGGTCATGCTCGAGCCCGGGAACCCGTTCTCGGTCAACGGACAGTGCTATATCAACCAGTGGCACGGGTACGATAGCGAGGTGGGATATGGTCGAGCCCCGCCATTGTCATTCGACTACGGGAACAACCAGTTCCGAATCTGGAGCAGGTCGGATGCAAGTATCGACCCAGTGACACTCTGGGGCACTGATGTTCTTCAATACAGCGCTGCAAGCCCAGCACGGGACGTTTACACGAACTTCGTGATCAACGTGAAGTTCGCCTCGTCAGGCTTCCTGCGCGTGTGGATGAACGGCACGCAGATCGTCAACTACACCGGGCCAATCGGCTATTACAACGACACGAACGGCACTTATCCGCAGTGGGGCATTTACGCCCGGCAAGCTCCCGACACGCCTGTCGCCCGCATCGCCAATATGGAGTGGGGCACAACCGACCGCTCCGCGCGCATCAGTGCCCCTCTCTCGATACCGAACTGAAGACAGCCGCCACGCCCTGAGGCGTGGCGGCTGTCTGGGCGGACAGCTTAAGGCGGCGCGTACAGCGAAGAACATGCAGAGAACAACTTGCTACGCTTTTTGCAACTAAACAGCCTAGCACGTTCTGCGATAGTTCCGCATGAAGAAGGACACATACCCAGCAGAAGCATTGAAAACTAGGGTTTATTAGGTACGGATTGGCATAAGTGGAACCGGGCGAGAGCGAATTTCAAGACCGGTTCCTTAAACCACTCGGACACTCTTCCCTGAGGGGCTTATTGCCCGACTGATCCGAAATTGCAAGCCACGA